AACTCGGCCTAGGGGCCTCGTAAGAGGCCATACCGTAGCAGCTCAGGGCTTTTCCTATTAAAACCCCTTACTATATATAAGGCAGGAAATTTAACGCATTTCCCGTTTTACAGATGTGACCTTCATCACAGTATATAAAACCGCAGGTCAGAGGCTAGATCGCAGCTTTCACTTTAGCAAATATTTTTTTGGAGGGTATATATACCACCGTGCAAAAGAATTCAGCATAGGGGGGTCAGCCCGCCCCGCTTTTGGTTAGCCCCACCCCCCTGTCCTGTGGATAACTGGTCAGACCTGTGGATAACTGTAGGAAAAGCGGAGCGGTTTACTAGACCCTCGGCGCGGTATTCCCCCAACCTTTATTCGCCTATCCATTTAATAACCCAACCAACCAGCCAACCCAACCACCCAACTAACCAGCCAACGAGCCAACCGGATCGGCAACAGATCAGCAGCCAACCGCCTGGTTTCGATGAATTAGCGGCTGATCACTCCGCTACTGCGGTTAAACATTTCAGCTGATTATGTCTATTTAGCTTTTGACCAGACACGAAAACATTATGACCGCTAGGTGTTGCATTGTGGGGCATAGTCCTGTACTCTTTTCTTATTGGGAACACCTACCAAAAAACCCAATGAGGAGAATAAATAAATGGCTACTTACACAATCACCGCAACACTTACAAAAACCTATGAAATAAAGGTTGATGCTGCAGATGCAGCAAATGCGATTGCATCACTAGATGATTGGATCGCAGATGATTTCGAGGATTACGAAACTGGCGCACAGTGGACAATGGAGGCTAAATAAATGGAAACAATTAACCAAAAAGGTTTTTGGGATTTAATCGAAACACCTGCAGCAAATGTCGTTGAGGTAACCAACCTCATCCATTGGTCAATGAATTATGACACCCGAAAGGGTACGCCTTACCACCTGTTCCTTGACCTTATCGGCTACTCACACGAACATTACGGAGATACTTTAATTAAGGGTAACCCCGCTAATGTACTCGGCTTTTTGGAAATGGATTACTTAGGCGATGCCCTTAAGGAATACGCAAATAATCCTCAAGCAGTATCAGATTGGATTAGCCTCCTTATGGAAGCCGAGACAATGGAAGCGGAGGCGAACAAATGAAAAGCGGATACACCTACACAATGACCGCAGCCTTTATTGTGGATCACGAATTAACTCAAGAGGAAATAGATGCGCTGGTGCTGCAGGTAGCACCGCAGATTGAGGAGCCGGTAACGGCTGAGGGTGAGGGCGTGGAGTACGAGATTGAGTTGATGAGTTGCAAGATTGACAAATGGCTACCAGGAGAAAGGTGTGAGTGCGATGAATAACGTCACCAAAAGAGGTTGGTTAGTCATTGGGATCCTTGCCTCTCTCGCCTTTTGGGGCTTGCTGCTGGTGTCCTCCTCCCTGTGGTGGGTAGGAATTGACTCACCCAACGCGGAGTTTTTGGGCTGGTGTTGGGGATCAATGGAAAAATGCTATGCGGAGACTTTCACTAGGTAGGTGACTCTCCTCCCTCGCTTACGGGCGAGGGAGAGGGAGCCGGTACCTAGCCGGACAATTAAGAGAAAAGGGTGAATTATGACTATCGAAAGAGTGGCACATAGCGGGGCTTATGTCCTGTCGGATCTAGTAGGCACGGGCGCGGGAGAGTATCTGTTCACCCGCACTTATTACGGCTACACATTGGCACAAGCTAAGGCACAATTTCGGATCGCACTAAAGGAGGCTAAGTAATGAACACAAAAGAGGCGATTAACTATTTAGACATCATCAAAAAGTCTTTTGATGCCAACACCGCTCCACGCTTTAGCAAGGAGACTATTGAGCAAGAGAGGGCGAGAGCTACGGAGGCTCTTAATCTAGCGATTAAATTATTGGAGGAGGCTAACTAATGGACACAATGGACATCTTACGCGCCCTAAGTACGGAGGCGAGAGAGTGCGAGCTATGCGGGTCAGGTAGCTGGCGCATACTCCACGCGGGAGACGAGAGTAATTGCGAGTGCGAGGGCGAGTGCTTGCGTGTATGTGATAACCCGTTATTGGAGTACGGGTGTGACGGAGTGGCAATTCTAATCAAGCAAGAGGGAGAGTGCGATAAGTGCGCTACCTCTTATGAACTATCAAGCAGAGATAACCGTTGCGGGGATTGCGGTAATTGCGATACCTGTTGCACACACAAGGGAGAGGGAAAGTAAAATGAAAGTACAATGCGTAGAGAAAGAGATCACAGGTTTTCTTAAGATCTTAAAGATCGAGCACAAGGGCAAGACATACAATGCAGAGTTACAGTATGACGAGCGCTCAGGCTATGAGCTACGTTTTTATGATGACGAGGGTGAGTTTATGGAAATGCCGGAGTGGGCAGATCTATTCGATAACGGGCAACGTTCACTAGATTACACACTAGATAACGCAAGCGGTAATTGGGAATACGTCCCCGACATAATGAGACAGGAGGTAGCGGTATGATCTACGATTACCGCGTTACTTTCGTAACCGATTACCTAACGATCACCACTAATGTATGCCTAGAGCTTAATGATACCACGGGAAATCTAAGTGATGAGGCTTATGGACGGGCTACCGTTAAGGGTATGAATAACATTGAGGACGAGATCGGCAAGATAGACGAGACGATCATCAATGACATAACCGTAACCCTGATACTAGATGATGAGGAGATAGAGCTAAATGAGGGATAAATGCAGATACTGTGGCTTACGCGGGTTGGTGCTATCTACTATCAATGCAGACTATTCGTGCGAGCATTGTGGAAAGTGGCAAGAGGCGCAGCTAAATAGCGCGTGGGAGGTTGTCGGCTATGAAAGATAGATACCTGGTAACGCTGGAGATAGAGACTTATGACGGAGATCCGAGAGAGTGGGATTGGGAGAAGCTATCTACTGGTGAAGATGTAATTAAGATAATCGAAACACAATGGAAGGGTAGAGTGCTACCCACTAACGAGGGAGAGAGCAATGAATAGAGAGTACCTAGAAGCTAAGTTCGATCTATGTATCAATGAGGCAGAGAAGGACTTGCAGCAAGAGGAGATAGCGCGAGCTATCGCTAACCTACGCAGGGCTAATTCAGCCCTGTCGCAGCTATTCGGGTTCGAGGAGGAGGCTGATGAGTAACATCTATACCATACACCCGCGTAAGTCTGAGCTGATCCTCTTGTATGAGGTAGTGGATGAGAGCGGGAGAGCAGAGTGGGGCGGGGCTAATGCTGAACAAGCTATGCAATGGCTAACTCTTGCACCCGATAATGCTCGCCTGTTGGTGAGTGCCTGGGATAGTGATGAGGAGGACGCTCACTTAGTGGGGCAGACCATAGACATAACCGAGATTGTCCAGCAGGCAAGGCAGGTAGGTAGATGACAGAGGATACTGTTAAGTGCAGTAGATGTGAAACTCAGACACCGGAGTCTGAAGTAATCGAAGTCCACGCTTGGTGGCTATGTGGTATCTGTTATGACGAGGTATGAGAGGGTAAAAGTATGAGTTATGTATTAGGTGTGCTCGCGGTAATGCTGGTAGCATACGCGCTTATAGTGTGGGAGGACAAGATCAATGGAGAGTAAAGAGGTTAGTGGCAAGCAAGCAATTCATTACCGCAATTACCGGAGAGCAAGAGACAAGGCACTCGTGCGCTTAGCGCACCTATACCCCGACACATACAAGCAGCTGCTTGATGAACAAAGGAGTTTTGATGAGCAAGAGGGCAAGACTTGGATTATTAACCCTGATAGTAGGCTTACTGTGGGCGTTCATACCAGAGCGAACGCAGTCCCCGAAGTTGCCGGACGTACCGATTATGAAGGAGCGGACGAAAGCTACGATGGAGGAGAAGCGTGAGAACAAGGCACTTACAGTTAGTTTCGCAAGAGCACTCGGTTACAACAACAACCAGATCGATTGTCTCGTCACCCTATGGACCCGTGAGTCCAGGTTCGACCACCTTGCTCGCCCAAGAGACGCTTCGGGCAAACCAAGAAGCTCGGCTTTTGGAATTGCTCAGCTCCTTAGAGAGCGTAGTGGAGAACCTGAATTACAAATCCTTCACGGCTTACGATACCTTAGTCATCGCTACGGAGGGAGTGCGTGTCGCGCTCTTGGGCACTCAGACAGACGAGGCTGGTACTAATGCTGACCGGAGTTAGTTTATTCGCAGGTGTTGGTGGCTTTGACTTAGCTATGCAACGACAAGGAGTAAAGGTAGTAGCCTCGGTTGAGATAGATAAGAATTGCAACCAGGTATTGGCGCAGCATTTTCCTGACGCTACACAATTTACAGATGTAACTACAGTAAAGGGAGAGGATCTAATCAATGCAGGATTTACACCAAGCACAGGAATTATTACAGGAGGATTTCCCTGCCAAGACCTCAGCGTTGCTGGCAAAAGAGCTGGTCTTGCTGGCGAACGAAGCGGGTTATTCTGGGAGATTGCAAGACTTGTGGAAGAAACGCAAACAGAATACTTCATCATCGAAAACGTCCCTGGTTTGCTATCCAGTAACGAAGGAAAAGATTTTGGAGTCGTCATCGGGACGATGGCAGACCTCGGGTATTCTGTTGGATGGAGGGTGCTTGATGCTCAACACTTCGGAGTACCCCAGCGCAGGCGTAGAGTCTTCATCGTTGGCAGACGTACTCCTAACTCAAGCGTTGCCGAAATACTCTTTAAGTCAGAAGGCTTGCGAAGGGATCTTACGCAGAGCAAACAAGAGAGGCAAGACCTTACCCGAGAAACTCCAAGCAGCTTTGGTCAGACAGGCTTCGCCAAGTACACACCAGGAGTAACAACACTTACAGCTACTACATACAAAAGACCTGAAGATAATGTAGTTGTAACCTCATCATCCTTTGGTGGATATACAGAAGGAGTTGGCACCTTGCGTGCCAATGGTGGTGATCTTGGTGGGGGTAGTGAGAATTTGGTAGTTAGAAATGTATGATTGCATCATCTTTTATGGTAATCGAGTATCCGATATACGTATGCAAGGCAATGTAATTAACACATTACAGGCACGAATGGGAACAGGAGGAAACAATATGCCGATGGTAGCGACAATTTTTAGTCACACCCAAGGACTAGATCCTCAACCTAGTGAGACAGTATCACCAACACTTCGAGCAGGAGGAGCAGGTATGGCAGTTGCATACGATGAGTTCAACGATAGTATCGGAGACACTCACCACACATTACGAGCTGGAACTAAACAATCAACTGGAGTAATAATGGAATCTAATGTACGCCGCTTAACTCCAGTAGAGTGTGAAAGATTGCAGGGTTTCCCTGATGATTGGACTGCTGGACAATCAGACTCAACCAGGTATAAGCAAATGGGTAATGCAGTTGCAGTACCTGTGGTAGAGTGGATAGTACAGAACATAGTAGATGTGGCTAAGGTTTCCTAACCCTTTTCCTTAGCACAACAAAACCCCATCAGACCATTCGCTGGTGGGGTTTTGCTTTACCCTCCGTTGGAATAGAAGCCCTTACCCTTAAAGGTAATTGCGGGAGAGTCCCACTTACGCACCATTGGTATGTGACAATCAAAGCAGGATGGCTCACGTGGTTCCTCGTGGATACTACGTTCAATAGTTAATACACTGTTGCAATCAGGGCAACGATAGTCGTACTGCATTAGAGCTGCACCGCTTCCTCTATGGATAGATAACCTACTAACTTCTCAACCTTTTCAACGCGATCAAACTCTGTTGTCGCAGGCATCTGGTGATTAAACCATACTGGTTCTGGTAAATCCAATAGGTCAAAAGAAAAGACACCTTCCGGTGTCGAGTTGATGTAGTAGGGGATAAGATCTCGCTCTGCTGCTTGCGTTATCAGCTTGCGATACTTCATCTCCTCTATCAGTAACGTGGGATAATGGGTATGTCTACACTTTAACTCTATGTAATGACCTGCTTGCTTGGAGATACAGTCAAAGGCATCATAGATGCCCTCAGACTTTACCAGATCGGGGTATAAGCCCTCGCGCAAGAAGGTAAATAACAACTCTTCGTTCATAGAAACTTAACCCATCTTTGCTTAGGTTCAGTTGGTTGATCTGTTCTGTTGATAACTCCGTCTGTTCTCTTCCATTGACCACCGGCTGTGACTGCTTCCATAATCCAGCCGCTTGCCTTAAGACTAGTACCTGGCTCACTCTGTAAAATGTAAGTTTGTATCTTTACATAACCCATCTCTTTAGCAACGCGAGCACAGGCTCCATACAGTTTTGAGCAAGCATTAGGTGTGCCATCAGTACATAATCTAGCAACCTCTAAAGTAAAGCCATCATCAGAGCCACGAGCAACTGGTCTGCCACAAATAGCAATGCCTATGTAATCTACATCTTCTACCAAAGCAATACTAAACTTATGCCCAACGCTAGGTTTGTGATGCCTATGCCATTGGGTAACAATTTCATTAGCTTTCTTTAATGTAATAGGAACTATTTTCATAATTGATTTATCCTAAAGTTGCTCAAGTCACAATACTCTGAACTTATTTCACTGCCTATGTAGTTACGTTTAAGTTTTATTGAAGCCAAGGCAGTTGTTCCAGACCCAATGAATGGGTCATAAACTAGATCTCCTTCATTACTCCAAGTAATAATATGATCTGTTACTAAAGACTCTGGGAATACAGCTGGATGATTTGTTTTGTTTTGAGCAACAGCACAATCCCAAATATTATCTTTATACCTTTCTGTATTTAAGATCATTGTCTTAGGTTTTCTAACCTTGCCACTACTAATCTGTTTCATAGTAGAGTTGTAAGTTTTGCCACCTAATTTAGTAGCCTGCATCAAAGGATTAAATGTTTTGGGTTGGCCTTTAGATAGGATAAACATATATTCAAAGACATCAAAGTAACGCTTGGTCTTAACTTTGGGCATAGGGTTTGTCTTGCGCCAAATCATAGTGTCGTGCAGGTTGAACCCAACCTCTTTCAAGCCTAAAGCCTGACGAAATGAAGTACCAGACTCACTGCCTTTGATAGTGGAGTCACCTACTATCCACACCACTACGCCACCTTGCTTGGTTACTCTGAATAAATCAAAAGCAACAGATTGAAAATCAAATGAGTAACCATTGTAAACTCTTAGATCATCATAGGGCGGAGATGTAATAGTTAGGTCTATGAAATTATCAGGCATACGTTTCATAGTATCTAAACAGTCTTCGTTATAGATAGTGTTCATTGCCAAGGACTAACCCCACCTAGATTATCCTGCAACCTACGCAAAGCCTGAGAACATCTGCGATCTGCGGTAGAGATAGCACACTCTAGTACCTGTGCTATCTGTTGCAAGGTAAAGCTCTCGTGATGGCGCATACGTAAGATAGCCTGGTCCTCTTGGTCTAGTTTAAGAAAGCCCTTCTTGATGTCAATGAGGTTAGCAAGTAGGTTGCCACCTTCTGCCGGAGATGATGAACCTTTAGGTTGCCCATCTCTAATCATCTCTTGTGCTTGCTCTAATACTGTGCCATCTATGACTGATGCAATAACAAAGGGAAGCAACTGACCAAGGGTAGCTGACTCGTAGTAGGCTTCATCATTAGTCTGGTATCCAGACTTAGCAGCCTTCTCTTTGCGAGCATAGCGTTCTGCTACACGTCTCATCTGCCACGCAATGCGTTGCTCGTTGTGCCTACGTCTTTCTTCAACAGGTTCCATTAGATCAACTATGTGATCTTCTGCCCTAGTCATAGCCCAAGCAACCAGTTCCTGCTTTACATCATCCTTTTCTACGTAGGCTTTATACCT